GAAGGTTCTGGTGGTGCTTAAAGAGTACACCGGTCCTGCGGACCCGGGTGAACCGACCCAGCCTTCGACTTTCAAGATTGCTCGCGAAACTCTGGTTACTGCCCAGCGTCTGCTGCTGGATACCGGCAATCTGAACATGTTCCACCAGAGCATTGGTTCTCTGACCCTGCTCGATGATTATCGTCGTTGGCGCGATCGCGTCTTCCTGGACGAACTCGCCAAAGCTGAAGCTAATGGCGTCGCTTCTGGCAGCCAAGGTGGTTATTACTTCGCAGGCGGCAAGACGAAAGATTCTTCTGGCCGTATTGCTTATACCGCTGCTGAGTATCTGGTTCAGACCCAACAGTTTTCTGTTAAGACTGACCTTCTGACTGTTGTCAAGGATCTGCGTAAGCGCAACGTTCCTACCTTTGCTGATGGTCTGTATCGTTGTATTTGCGATCCCACCTTCATGATGCATCTGCGTCGTGATTCCGACTTCCGTGAGATTGCTCGTTACGCCGGTAACCCTGGCCAAGGCATGTACATGGGTAACCCCATGATGCCTAACAACGCCAGCTTCTACATGGGTCCTCAGGCTGGTCAGGCCTACTTCCTGGCTGGTGAGCCCGTGATGCCTACTGGTGTCCAGTTTGAAGGTGTGAAGTTCTTCGAGTCCACCAACTTCCCCACTAAGAACGTTACTGCTTCCTTTGACGGCACTGGCGGCACCTATGCTTCCCGTGAGGTTGCTCAAGGTTACTTCTTCGGTCCTCAGTCTATTGGCGTTGGTATTGGCGGTCCTAACGCTCAAGTCCTCATTAACAACAATGATGACTTCAGCCGCTTTATCATCTTGATTTGGCAGCTGTATGCTGGTTTTGAGATCCTCAATAAGGATTTCGTCACCACTTCGTTCAGCTTCGTCGATGATGACGGAGTGCTTTGATCGATATAAATAAAAACTTTTTGGAGAAATAAATGTCTTACCTTTCCGCTAAAAAAATCTACCCGGGTAACTGGGCAGAACCTTTAAATGGTTGGTACAAAAACATTGATACCAACGACAGCGGTACTAACAATGCCTCTAACGGCGGCCCGACTTCGGTCCTGGCCGTCCCTGGCTACCGTTACTTCCAGATTCGTGGCTATGTGCCCGTGACTGCAACCTCTGGCTCTGCTGTTACTAGTGGCGCTGTTATTGTTCCTTCTCCTTATCGGAACGATACCACCCGTCCTGACATTACTGGTTTAACCATCTCTGGTAGCTCCACGCAGCCTGCTTACGCTTATCGTGCTGCCATCTCTGTGGCTTCTGGCTGGGGTGATGGCCGTGTTGCTTCCGGTGTGTTTGCCTCCACTGGCAACGTGATCTCTTTTGGTCGCGATAACTCTGGTAGCCCTGTTGCAAACTCTGGTGTTGGTGAATCCACCATTCAGGCAAACCTGACTTCCACCACTTCCGGTGATGCAGCTACCAAGATTTACTTCGCAGGTGGTTCTCAAGCCTTCGGTGCTAATCCTTTCCTGATCGCTACTGGTGCTGTTGCTGCAACTGCTCCTCTTTATAAAGAGCTGACTGCTGCCACCAATTTCGTGGTCTGGGCAAAAGGTGCTGCTAACGATACTTCTACCTCTGGTGGTTATTACATCTCGGACGCTGATTCGAATGCAAACAAGACCGGTTATCTGGTTGTTGAAGTTTGCTACATCCAGCCTGATGATGCACCTGGCTACGAAGATATCGATGGCTATCTGACTGGTCGCACTGTTAGCTAATTAGGGTAAACTAAGACCAGATAACAATTATCTGGTCTTATGCTTTATCAGCACAAAAAAACAGGCGCTCGAGTAAAAATTATTACCGAATGGGATGATGGAGACTGGTTTATGGTCGAAGACCAAGACGGTCTCCTTTATACTGCATATAAAACTGAATTAGTTCCAGATGAAGCTGCTACTAAAAAAGTCAAAACTTTACAAGTAAAAGACAAGGCAGCACAAGAAGAACCACGTTCTTTTCCACCTGAAACCCGTTTAAATATTAACTCAGCAACTCCTCAAATGATTGCTGATCATGTTAAAGGGATCGGTCTTAAAACTGCTCGAGATATTAAAGATCTTCAAATGTCACTATCAGGTGAAAGGTTTAACAACCTGGAGCAGCTAAAACAAATTAGAAGGGTTGACTGGGAGGCCGTATTTGCGGCTAATCTAATTAGAGTTTGATATTTAACCCGACTACGTCGGGTTTTTTATTGATTTAACTCATTTATAATTAAGAGACAAAGAGGGAAAGTAGTGCAACTATCAGACTTTGACAAAAGTAGAGTTAGGTACCATTTAGGATACTTTACTGTTTCTGTTCCAGCTGGTGACTATGCCCGCTTGGAAGAAGCAATGAATACCGTACCCGATTCATATTTTTACGACAAGATTACTGTCCAAATTGGCCGTTGTGATACTGCTGAAAAGAAAACAGAAGTTGCAACTACTCCTTCTACTCGTGTTGAAAGTATTGCTGGTGACGTTGATCGTTCAATTAGATCCAGCAATGCTAAAGAAGCTTTAAAAGTTTGGGATGAAATTTACCTGTACGAAACTAATCGTTTAGCAGGTATTCTTTACGTTCCTAATTACAAAGATCCTTTCCAGGCACGTTACCGCTACGAACGTTCTGGAGCAGAATTTATTCAAGCATTACCTGGCCCAGCCGATACTGCTGTTGGCTCACGTATTTATTTGATGGAGAACTGGAGGTGATTTTATGTGGGGCGCTTCGCTGGGATTTTTAAACACTGTTACCGCACCGGTTAGATCTGCAGCAAACCAATTCTTGCGCAATCAACTTGCTGCTGGTATCCGCAGATCAGGCCTTCCCGTTCTTAGAACGGCTCATGATGCTAGTAAATCAAATTTAACGCGAGGCTTAGCTGCGGGACAGATTCTTTTAAACCAGCCATATGTACAGGTTGGAGCCGGTGGTGTTGGAACTGTAACCGCAGTTGATGCTTCAAATAAGACAGGACTCACCGAGCAAATCGAAGGCACTTTAAACAGGGTTGGCCCCGCTTTAAATCAGCTGTTTAGCGGCACTCCCGAAGTTATTCAGCAGTTCGGAAGAGAACAAGAAAAGAAAGGTTGGGGCGGTGCCTTAGAAATGGTAAATCCTTTGGGCTTTTTAGTTGCTCCTTTTATTCCCAACACTCAACCAGCATCTGTTGCGACGACACTTCCAAGGCGTCCAATTGCAAATCTTCCTGCTGATTACAAGAGAACTGAACTACAAGCAGGTGCAGCAGCAGAAGCTTTCCGCCCTGGTGCAGGCTTTCCTAGCCAACAACAGGTTTCTGCACCTGTTTTACCCCCAGTAATTGTACCCGAGATAGATGCATCTCTACCACCTGCTGGTAATGTCGGAGCCTTAACCGGTAACGCTTTATATAGAGCAGCAAGAGAAGCCGGTTACGATAATACATCTCAGCTTGGCTTATCTCAATGGGCAAAATATTATCAAGGCAGGCTACCAGAAGCGACTGCTGAATTAGCAGCTATAGTAGAATCGGAAGAAGCAAAAGCAAGAGAGTTTTTAGATAACTATCTTAACCAGAACCTTCCCTAAAAAGGAGATCAATAATGGCACAACTTTCATATCAAGATTACGTTCAGCTTTTAAGTAATCCCAATAACCAACGTTTATTACGAGCCATACGGCATGCAGAAGGCACTGAACGAGGTGGCTATGACTCTTATCGCGTTATGTTTGGAGGGAGTTTAGCTCCTAACCTTACTAAGCACCCCGATAAGGTTATTAAGGGAAAAAGAGTCAATAGCGCAGCAGCTGGTGCATATCAATTCATGCCAGGTACTTGGCAGGGGGTAATGAATAGATTAGGACCTGAGAACTTTCCTAGGAACAAACAATTTGGCCCTGAACAACAAGATGTTGCAGCTTTATATTTGGCTCGTCAACGTTTACTTCATTTAGGTGGTTTAGCTGCTTTAGATAAAGCTGGTATTACACCAGAAATATCAAATGCGTTAGCTCCTGAATGGGCTGCTTTCCCTACTTTTTCTGGAGAAAGTTACTATCCTGATCAATCAGTCAAGAAGTTATCTGCTATCCAAACTGCTTTTGGTGGAGCAGAACCTTTAACTGGACCACCTCCTCTAGCACCAACAACAGCTTCTGCAACTGAACAGTTTGAAGCAGCAAGAAAAAGGCAAGAGTATTTAGATAATTATGCACGTTATGCTTATCAAGCTCCGTTAATAGATCCAGAAGATTACAGACAAGCAGGTGCACCAAGAGTTAGAGCATTAGCACAAAAAGGAAACCAGTTTGCTGGTGAAGTGGTTGATGCCATTAA